TCTTTGAGAGACATATGTTCAAGGTTTTCACAATAAGTAACATGGCCACTGTTCTCACATATCTCTGCATACTCAGGTACCAACTCCACACAAGTCACAGGCATGGCATACTTACTAAGGATCCAATCCGCCACATGACCATCGCGGGCACCGAAGTCAGTAATCACATCATCATCGAACATGGACGGCAGGATGAGGTCCATCATCTGTTTGGCGCTGAGGAGGGCTGCTGTGGTCCAGGTGAGGCCCACGCCGCCATTCTTATCTATGCCATAGCCCACCGCGCGGATGGCCTTGTCCACCACTTGGTTGTGTTCACGCTGGATGGTGATATAGTCAGCAGACTTCAGAGATGAACTTGTATTCATAGGTGCCTTTTGGGAGCATGAACATATTGAACATCTCTTCGATGCCGTTGCCTGAGACGTTGCGGGTGTGGCCGTGGAGGCGGGCCTCTTTGACGTTACGAAGGCGCAGGTCGGTGATATAGATGCGGTCGCCGGACTGCTTGGGTAGGAAACGATTACTCTTGTGGTCCGCGATGAACCACCCCAACTCTCTGGCAGCCTCCCTGCAAGCCTCGCTGATGATCCATTTGGGGGCCTTAAAGCCCCCCGCTTTCATGCCCATGGCCTCGGCAGCCTTCATTTTCTCTTGGGCTTCTTGCGACGTCCATGAGAGGGTTTCCCCCGTAGTATGCCACCACCCATGCGGAGCAAGTTGTAACCAATCGCAAACAGCATACCGCCGCAGAAGTTCCTTACTACATTTCTTAGGGATCGCAAATAGGGTAGCCTTAAAGTCTGGGTCGTTGGCTTTGAGCGTTTGGAGGAGGTCATAGGGATCCCATTGGTCGCAGAGGTCGTCGAAGTCCACAATGGCGAGGGGCAGGGGAGCTACTTCTGACACAGGATGCTCGTAAGGATGCCGCCAAGGAGCTGAGCTTCGCCTTTGAGGCCCACGCCTTGGCACAAGCGGGTGAGAGCGTGGTGGCTGATACGCCAGAAGTCGTCGTCGGGTTGGTCGGGGAGGCCATGAAATTCGTACATCCACGGCACATCGGCCAACATCCAGCCGCCAGGTTTGAGGATGCGGTGGCATTCCAGCAGCGCCCGCCGAGGATCCCACACATGCTCCAAGGTTTGACACATCAACACTAGATCATAATGATTAGAGATTATGGGCGGGTTGCATATGTCGCCTAGTATGGTGGGGGTGTACATGCGGTTCTTGTCTAGGGTATCAAAATGATCGCTGGGGAAGAACTTGAAGTTGTCGGATGGCTTGGCTTTGTCGCCGCCTATGCCTACATCCAACACGTGCCACCCGGGCTGTGATAGCAATTGCTTGGCTAGCTTGGCCATATGATCTTGTTGAATTTCGCGCAGGAGGCTCATTTAGAGTCCATAGGGGATAAAATCTTCCACCGCGCGGCGCTTGAAGTAGGCGGGGTTGTCGCGTATATGGGCGGCGGTGTCGTGCTTGACGACGATACCACGAACGTAAGCCATAGGCGCCTTGATGTCTTTGCAGTGGTCGCTAAACTTGGTGGCCTCCCCGAGGCTGAGTTGGCCGTGTTCGGTGAACCTGAAGTCCTTCAGAGTGACGGCGGGCATGAGACGGCAGGCGCCCCCGAGGATTTCCACAAAGCCGAAGGTGTAGCCTCCTGCCTGCTTCTCGCCAAAGGCTTGGGGCATGTTGAGGAGGCCCTCCACAGAGGGGCTCACCACAGCATTGCCGCCCAGCAGGCGCTGGGCTTTCACCAACTCTGCCAGGAAATTCATAGTCTGGGGGATGATATCGTTGTCATAGCGGCAGATGTAGTCGTAGCCGCCGCCGATGGTATCATGTATGACAATATTAGAAGCGATACACTGCCCTTTGTTGTCAGGAGAGTAATGAACATATTCAAATTTGTGAGAGTTTTCCCTATCATATTTTAGCCACTCCACCGTCCCATCCGTGGACCCATTGTCAAAGATGAAATGGTCAAACTCCACCCCCGCCATCTCACGCAGCCCCGCGATGGCCTTCTTGGTGTCGCTCAGACGATCACGTGTTAAGGTGTATACTGCGAGATGCATCGAAGGCATCCTTGGTTAGTTGGATAGGGGCATCTGTGGGCTTGCGGGTGAGCTGGAGGTTGTCCCCATGCCACCAGTATTCGGTGATTATTTGGTATACAGGTCGCGCTGAGAGCCCAGCCATCGCCCAGCGGTAGGCGAAGTTCCAGTCGCCCCAGCGCATGAGGTCTTCGTCCCAACCTTTACCATCGGTGGCCGCAAGCTGGTAGTAGCCACCTTTGCTGTGGAGAATGTCACTAGTGTCGATGAAGTTGCCTTCTTTGATGTTCTCGGCTATAAAGGGGCCTATGCGCCCGGGGCCGAGTCCTGGGGGTTCTTTGCAGTCCTTGGTGGCTTTGTACTCCCTCATCCCATAGACCATATCACAGTCATGGCGTTGGATGGCTTCCCACAACACCCGCAAGTGGTTGGGTTTCCACACGTTGTCGTCATCAAGGTAGGCGATGAATTCACCGTTGGATTGCTGCACCCCTATGTTCTTGGGCTTGCACTGGTAGCCGCTGTTTTCGCCCATTTTGAAGTACAGCAGTGATATTCCCTTGAGAGTAAAGTGTTTGTCCAACGATTCCATTACGGGGAGGTTATTCTCTGTGGATGCGTCGTCTACCACCACTACTTCAAGCTGTACATCCTCGATGTCCTGGGACAGCACCGATAGGAGCGCTCGCCGCAGTAGCTTTGGGCGGTTGTAGGTGGAGATGATGACGCTGATATCAGGATACTTAACCTTCATTCTAGCCCATATTGTTCTACCCCACAGTTGGGGCAAAACACTCCATCCACAGTCACATAATGTAGATCATTCCCACAATTGCACACCCATCGGGCTTGTGGGGGATTTACATGGCCAGAGTACCTTCCCATGGCTGCCCTACATTTTGGGCAGTCAAACCAAACTTCCCCAACAGGCGCCACTTGTACCCAATGGTGGCTGCACACCATGCAGAAGGCTTTTCCACTGACGTGGGGGGCTTTAGCCTCCTTGTACTCACTAATCGATGTCACGCTAGCCCTCACGCGAGTCCTCAAACTTGTCTTTACAGCAACCATCACCCCACACATTCGGTCTACACCAACTAATATATGCGAATTGCCCAGAATTGTCAACCATATTCACGGGCATTCCATGTACTCTTTCGGCATATCGCATACAAGTACATCCACCATCCATGCCTAGTTCGCCTGCAAGGTTCTCACAGCGCACCCCATGGGGGTCGCCTTTCCATTGGGCGGTGCAGCAATAGCCGATGCGGTGGCAGATACGGTCGTTCATATAGTTGCGATAATCCCTTGGGGCTTGCGTTTGGCCAGCGCGTAGGCTGTCCCATCCACCCCCAGCCACATTTTAATCGACTCATTGGGCTCGATAATGTGGTCACTGATGAGGGTGGTGAGGGTTTCGCGCCAGCCAAGGGCTTCAATGGCGCCTTCCTTGCCCAAAACGGTGTGCTCAGGCAGCTCCCCTATGGTCACTCCCATGATATGTTCACCACCTTTGTACAACCCCGCATTAACATAAGCGTTCATGCGCGAGACTTCAAAGGTGATGTCATGAGAGGTAGGATTGGCGCCCAGGATTAAGTCCTTGAACACCGCCGAAGGCATGGATCCGTGGTAGCCATCCGACATTATTCACTATTCTCCATTGTTCACGGAACCTGAAAAGTGGCGGTTTTTGAACAGTTGCCGCCAAACTGTTAGTGGTTACTTCAACCACTCTCCATCAGGTTCCTGCTTGGTGCGAGTATTGGGAGGAAGCCCTTCGCCCACCACATCCAGCATGGTGATTACCCCAATGGCCTGACCCTCGGTACCCATACCGCTGGGGCCGCCATGAACAGACCCGCCACCCCTACTTTGGGTGTCATGATTCATTCCATGGTTGTCGGCGGGGTTGCCCCCACCCGGTGCGCTAAGTCCCGGAGGCATAGTGTGCTCCTTTCAAATCTTGTTAACTTTACCGTGAAAAAGTCCCCATACCGTCGCATCCAAGCCATCCATAGGCTTGCGATGAGCGATATTGGGGTCAAAGTTACAGGGATCCTCCCACACCGCATGATCGCGGTCGCTGGGAGGGTAGTTATACTCTTGGTTGGGGTTCTCGGGCACGGGACTCCCATAACCAGTAGCGTTGGGGTCCAGACCAAAGTCCTTACCCTTTTTTGCAGGAGTGTTGTCTTTCATGTGGACTCCTTAGATAGCGGTGGACTTACCGCTGACCAGCCGGATGAAGCGGTTGGTAGTGTCCAGCTTGGCCACGGCAAAGTATACCTTGGCGCCGATGGTAGCCAACTGGTTGACAGGATCAGAAGTTCCGCCACTGCCAAGCTGCTTCACAAACACGCGCGCGGAACCTTCGTCTAGTTCCACAACGCCATAGGCCCCCGGGCCGAGAATGTAACCTTGGAACCCAGAGTTGCCCGCCGATAGCCCGCCAGCCCCCGACAGCGCCTTGACGTTGCTGGACCGCACAACACGGATGCCGTACATCTGGCCAACTTCGCCCCGGTACAGATTCTGCACCGTGTCGTTGGAGGCATACTTGTTGACATCGATCCAC